CCGATGGTGCCAGCGGGGAATGCGTCGCCGGTGCCACCAGTCTCAGTCACGAGGCGGATGTAACCGTCAGTGTGGATTTTCACCACTTGGCCGTAGAAGAGGTTGCTCGAATAGCCGGCGGGGTCAATCAGAAACTGACGCGTTTCGCCTGCGTACGGCAGACCGTCAACTCGGTTTACAGCCCGTAGGCCGTAGGGAGCAGCAGTAGATGCCATTTAAGGACTCCTAAGTTACTTTGAACCAGAACCGAATCCACCTCCGCGTGTTGAACTGGACTTGCGGTCCGAGAACAACGGCATCCGTGGATCATTGTTTCGCATGAAGTGGTTGTCCACTGAATCCATCTGAGCTTGCGCTTGCCGACCGTAATAGTCGTCCCGTGAGCGTGCGAGTTCAGCGGGCATCTTGCAGAGCATGAGGCCGCCAATTTCCACGTTCCCGGTCTTCTCGTTACCCGGCAGCATAAGTTCAGGATGATCAACCGCCTTCACCGGCTCCCAACCCTCACGCATCTTTTTGGACACGTTGGTGGGGTCGGCCTGTCCCAGTACGTGCGTCGCAATCCAGCGATACACATAACCCGGCTCAGGTGTCGGATCGGGCAGCGAACTCGACGGTGTGTACACCATACGAGCAGATTTTTCGCGTGACTGCATGTCACGAGGCATACGGTTTTGAGTTTCAGCCATTTTGGTTCTCCAGTCGTAGTTTCTGCAATGCGTATTGCTGCGGCGTAAGGCCAAGTTTTTTGGAAATTGCTAGTTCCGTACTGGTTAACCTAACTTTTCCTTGACTCGTTGTCCGAGTCGCTGGCGCTACTACCGTTGTGGGCTTCTTTTGAACCTCAACCGTCTTCGGCTTGTCTTCGTTGCCACCGAAAATCTCGGGGAACTTCGACTTCATGCGACCATCAATCTGGTCGAAATAATCATCGGAGCGAGGGTCAACACCCCCGTTGACTAGCTTCTGGTGCAGCCCTAGTGCGTAGCTGGTGTATTCCTCAAATCCAGGTTGCCCGAACCACTGGTTTTTAGCCTGCCAGCGCAGGGACTTTTCGTCGGGTTGAACTTGAACTTGCGGTTGTTGTTGAGTTTGTACAGGAATTTCTTCGGTCTGTAAAGCCTGCGGACGGAATCTTTTAGCTTCCTCAACACGCCATTTAGCCGACGCCAGTTCTTCCTGGGCAGCAATGATGGCGTCTGTGTCAAAAGACTCCTGTGCTTCCTTGAGTTTGCGACGGGCCATCTCCAGTTCACCTTCCGCTTCCTTGCGGGCGGAATTGACCAGAACCTCTTGGCCTTCGTTGTAGCTCTTCTTCAGCCGATTGTTTTCGGCGATAAGCTGCTGTGCAAGACGCTCAAGCTCAGCCTTCTCCCGAGCCACGGCTTCCTTCTGACGACGCTCGTCATGGCGGGCATGCGTCAGTTCTTTGATCCGCGACTGGACCTTGTCCGAGTAGGACTCGATCTCTTCATCGGTCGGGTCAGAAACCTCTTTGTCTAGAGGTTTACGCCCGCGATCTCGCTCGGGAGTATCGTCAACGATTTCGACATCTACGTCGCCTTCGCCTTCGATCTCTACCTTGACTTCGTTTTCCTTTTCGTCAGGAAACTTGAACTCTTCTTTGTCCATTAATCACTCCTTCAAGCGCGGGTGAGTCCGCGAGGGTCTTGCACAACAGCATCCACCTGATCGTCATTGATCAGACGAAACTCTTTGCCAAAGATTTTGAATCTGGTGCCGGAGTAAGTCCTTACCAACACAAAATCTCCAGGCTTACACCAAGCGCCTGTGGGGAAACGCTCGGGGTCTTTGTAGGCCGAGGGGCCTTGTTTGAGCACGAACAGCACCGTGGTGGCGTGTTCTTCTTGGCGCATGTAACTGTCAGCCTTGATCAGGCTGGAGTTCTCAAACGTGTCTGAAACATCAGGCACGATGCACAGCAGTTTGTGACCTGCAGGCTCTGGAAGGGCTGTGGCCTTCTCTTCAGGGGCGAGGTTCTCGTCCTGTTCGTCCTGGGGCTGAATGGTCTTAGGCAGGCTAATGCCCGGTGGGAGGATGATTCCCGCTTCACTCGTCTGCATCTTCGGCTTTCTTTGCAAGGTCAAGGATGTAACGCTCCGCCATCGCCAGACCTTGGATGACGCCGCAGAGCTTTTGGTATTCCTCAAAATTGCGACACGCGCCACCCGCCAAGTCATCGGCGTAGTTGTTCATGTCGGTGCGTATTTGTTCGCGCAATACGCGTGCGAAGTCTTGGATCACTTAGTGTTCCTAGTGGGTTGACGTGCCTGTTCAGCACGGGCTTTAGCGATCTCGACGCCCAGCTTGACGCCATCACGCTCGTTGTCGGCCTGCATCTTGGCCTTGTCTTTCTCAATGTTGGATGCAACCTGCATCGCCCGAAGCTGGAGGTCGCCCTTGACCTTCTCCTCTTCAAGCGCCTGCTTGTCGGCTTTAGCCGTAGCATCCACCGCCAACTGCTTCTCCTTGAGCGCAAGCTCTTGAGCGCGAAGCTGCAACTCTTGCTGCTGCATCTGGATCACCGGGTCTTGCGCTTGCTGCTGAGCCTGCATCATCGCGGCCTGCTGAGCGGCTTGGGCGTTGACTTGCGCAGCGGCTTGGGCCATCATTGACGACAGCGCGATCTCGATTTGCGGCGGGAGTTTCTCGTCTTCGGGAGGCAGAGGCATGCCCAACTGCGCCTCAATCTGCTTGCGCATCTTGTAGCCCAGGTGTTCAGCAATATGCGCTTGCTGCGCGGCAACGATCTGCTGCGCCATCGGGTTCTGCCCCACGACCTGCGCCACCAACGGGTTCTGCGTGATCATCATGTGCACCGCGATGTGTGCGTCGTGATCCTGGTGCAGGAACGCCTTGACCGGCTTGTTCTTGAGCAGGTCTTGGTTCTCGGTTACCGGGTCGATAGGCTTCTCATCATCAGGCAGCGGAACGAGCTTCTCTGCGTTCTTGATACCCAACACGTCCAGCATCGCCCTGTGCAACTGCGGCAGGTCGTAAATCTGTGGAGCCATCTGCGCCATCTGAATGACGGCTTGGTACTGCACCACCCGCTGCGACATCGTGGCCGCGTTGGGGTCGCTCACAGGGATAACGTCTACGAGGTCGTAGTCCGACTGCTTGGCCCGCTTGGTGCCGTACTCAGGGTCGTACTCGTAGTCCGGCTCGGTGTAGTCGCGGATGATCGACTTCAGGAGCTTGAACTCTTGCTTGAGCGAGTAGTGAGTGCGGGCCTGGACCGCCGTCAGAATTTTGAGTTGCCGCTCCAGCAGCGCCAGCGTGGTGCCCACCGGCGCCTGCGCAGACATGTCGGCCACCTTCATATCTGCGGTGGCAGCGAAGCGACGACCCTCCTCTACGATGTTGCCCAGCAGGGTGTAGAGAACTTGGCTGGGCTCTTTGTACGGCAGCGGCAGGATGCTGTCGCGGATGTTGCCGGAGGCTACATCGACATCGCGGAACTCGCCAGGGGCGATAGGCGTGTCGTCTCCTTTAATTCTTAATCCACGACTCTTCAGTCCACCAGGGAGGTTAGACAGAGTGCCAGCGTCAACAAGCTGGCGCATGAGCGAAGTAGCACTCTTTGCAAAGCCACCGATAAGATGGAACAGACCAAAGCCGTACGCTCCGAAGCCTGGAACGTACTGGTAGTGCACGAAGTGTTGGCGCTTGAGTTTGAGGTCGTCATCCTCGTTCCAATTCCTGTAGATGCTCAGGATGGTGTTCGTACCGCGAATAACGGTAACCACGTACGGCACGGCAATCTCGCCGTCCTTGTCACCAAACGGGTCATCTGGGATGTGCAGGTCAACGTGCACCTCCATCAGCGTGAAGCGATCATCGTTGAGATCGCTGAAGCCCGTCTCTTTGTCTTTCGCCTGCTGGATGTCGGACTTGTTCTTGTCCGGTTCGCCCAACTCGGTGTCTCTATAAAACCCTGCAGCCTGCAGCTTGACGAGGTCGTTCTTGCTCTTGCGCATGACGTGCGTCAGGCGACGGCACGTGTCCATGTCGGTCGTGCCGTACGGCAGGATGATGTCCTCCGCAGGCACAAACATGCTGACCTGACGACCCAGGTTCGGGTCGTAATACACCTTCTTGAACGCCGAGCCCGTAGCGGGCAGCGACCAGAGCATGCGCTCGTGCTCGGGCCGGTACTCCTTCATGACCTCGGTCAACTCGAAGTTCATGTCGTCCTGCACACGAACGGCGGCTTCTTTCTTCTCGGGCGTCTCTTTGCCGATGATCTTGGTCTTGACCGGGCCTGCTGCAGGGAACGTCTCCGTGATCATCTCTGACTGGAAGCGCACAACAGCTTCCGTGATCATCGGATGGAATACACCACAGGCGCCGTTCCAGGGTTCTGTTCTTTCCTCTATTTGTAGCCCAAGCAACTTCAGACCATCCACATAAGCCTTCTCCCACTCCTTGCGGGAGGCTTTGTCCTGGTCGATCTCAGACATCAGGTCGCCGCCAAGGCCCTCAATAAAGCCTGAGTCAAGATACTCAGCCAAGTTGGCGTCGAAGTCATCGGCGGTCTTGGGCTCCGGGGTGAGACTGATCTCCATTCCGTCGATGCCGATGTTGACCTCTTCTGGGTCAATGATCTCGATCTCAATCTCGGGTTCTGCCTGCGCCAGTTCCTCGATGCCGGTGGGGGCGGGGTAAAGCGCCTTGTCGATGTTGGTTGCCATCATGAATCCTTAGTAGTACGCCGCCTTGCGTGGCGTGAAGTAGCCCTGCTCGGCCTCATCAGAGTCCAAGCTGACAAAGCCCCCTTGACGGAAGCGCAGCAGGGCTTGGGTCGTAGTGTCCACGAAGTCGTCGTGCTCGCCTACTGGGAACGACGCCATCTCCTCGATGACCTCCCGAGCCCAGCGCGTGTCGGGCGCCCAGACTTTCCCAGAAAAGAATAGGTCAGCCACCGCGTTCATCCGCACCACCTTGTCGTTGCCACGTGATGGTGTGTACTCGGCCACGGGAATGCCCATGTTTCTGAGTTCGTAGATCAGCGGCGCACCTGCGGCCTTCTTTTCCACGATGAACGCGTCGGGTTCCCACTCTTTGTAGTGCTTGAGCGCCACCTGCTTGAGCTCGGGAAACGCCATCCGGTCTTTGAAGGCATCGAGCAGTATGAGTTGGGGAGAATCCCCTTCCTCTTCGTTATAGAACACACCCCAGGTGGTGCAGGCGCTGAAGTCGGAGGTGGTTTTTGTCTCGAACGCCGTGTCCCAAGACTGGATCACGTACTCGCACGTGGGTGGATCGTCCTTTGGCCACAGCCGCCAGTGGTGGCGCCCTACGATGGCAGAAGAGTCTGCGGTAGGCTGCTGCATGTACTGCGCGTTCCAGAAACGCGGGTCCATGTTGGCCTTTTTGGACTTAAGCTGGTCCAGTGGCCACTGCTCTGGCCACAGAGACTTCTCATTCTCTTGGCTTTCGTTCAGGATGGCTGGTAACTCTACGATCTCCCACTGGTCGGCGTCAGGGTTCTTGGTCTGGTAGTCAATCAGACGGCCAGTGAGGTCGAGCAACGACCACCTCGTCATGATGACGATGATGGCACCACCCGGCATCAAGCGTTGCAACGGGCCGGTCTGGAACCACGACCACGCCGTGTCGAAGGCCAGTCTCGAATTTATTTTTACGTCTTGCTCAGAATGAGGATCGTCAATAACGAACAGATCAGCACCGCGACCAGCCAGAGCACCACCGACACCAGCAGCGTAATACTGGCCTCCTCGGGAGGTTGACCACTTTCCGGCTGCTTTTTGGTCTTCGGCAACACAGGTTTCGGGGTACAACTCGGCGTATTCGTCGCTAGCGATCAGGTTTCTGATGCGCCGACCAAAGTCTTCTGACAGGGACGCGGTGTGCGTGCCCATGATGATCTTCTTCTCGGGGAATTTACCCAGGAAGTACGCCGGAAACAAGTAAGAACTGAACTCGGACTTGCCCATACGCGGGGCGATGTTGATGATCACCCGCTTTTTCTTGCCCGAGAGCACGTCTTCGAAGATTCTGGCCAGCTTTTTGTGGTGTGGCCCCACCTTGAACCCTGGATAGACGTGCTTGGCGAAGCCGATGAGGTTGGTTTTGGCCAAATCACGCGACACCCGGCGCTCTTTTTCCTCAAGCGCCTCAAAAAGCTCCATCTTCTCCTGCAAGGAGAGCGTCGGAAGCGCGGCCTGGATGGCCGCAAGCTCACGCGGGCTGATGCTATTGAGTGACTGGAGGTTCATCCGGGGTTTCCGGGGCGGTTTCTTCTGCGGTCGTGATGTCGATTACGTCCGTGACCTGCATGAAGCGGTTGATCTTGTCCTTGATCTTGGCTTCGATCTCGGCATCCGTCAGGTCAGTCTTCTTGACCTCCACCCGCTCCGTGAATAGCGCCACTTCCGTCACGCGCCCAAGCATGTCGAGCGCCTTCAGCCGGATTTTTGCGTCGGGGTGCTTGGTTTCTTCCAGGATTTGGCTCACGGCGTAGCCGCGAAGCTCCTTGGCCTGCTCCACAAACGCCCAGTCATACGCCACCAACATCCCCGTTAGGTGCCGCACAGCGGGTGGAGTCTTCAACTGGATGAGCGCCTTGCGCTGTTCCTCCGGCGACTGGGTGGTCATGGCCTGAAAAGCCTGCCGTGCCTGGGAGGCGGCTGCGGACTGCTGGGATTCTTCGGCGTTGGTGGCGCCCATTTCCTTGAGCCAGTCTGCGGTAGATACCTGGGCGGCTAAGACTTCATCCGAAGTCGCCTTATCCAAAGGCGTCACCTCGTCAAGGGTGGCCAGTGGTGGCTTGTAGTCAATCAGGTGTTCAAGCATTTCGAAGCGGGGCTTGCGTCCGTAATTGGGCGGAGTGTATAGTGGGTACCGAGCGGCGTGCAAGCGTCTCTCGGTATGTGTTGGTTTTGTTTCTCCTTTCAGTTGCTAGACTGATCTTGCCCCGGCTGCAAAGCACGGGGCTTTTTTTCGCCTGTGCTTGTCAAATTTTTATAATATACCGGGGGGTATTTTATTTGAAAAGGTATGGGGGTGGGTTTGGTATTTGGGGTTTGTGGCGAGTTTCTGGAAAATGCTGAGTGTGGTTGGGGATTAGTGTTCACACAACTACGCCACCTCGCTGCCAATATTGGGGGGTGGGGGTAGGGTGGGGTCGAGATACCCAGTTTCTGAGAATCCCGGAAACCCCAGTATGCTACAATAGATTCATCGGTTGGGAGAAATCCCGCCGACAGCACGGGGAAGGTTTCTTCCCCGTTTTCATTTGTCTCATCACTTGGAGGTATCTACCATGAACACACTCAACCAATTCGCTTGGCAACTCGGTGCACACGCTCGCATCACGCAAGCCCACTCACTTGTGTGGCACAAGGCGTATGTGAAGGCCACACCTGAGACGCAAGCTGCGTGGCGTGCCGACTTCATCGTGCATTTCCTGCGCGGCAACCTTGAGGTCACAGAGGCGCAAGCCAAGGCCATCGTGGGCAAGTCCCGCACAGACCGCAGCACCGCCCATCAGAACGCCTACCGCGCTGCTGAGATGAAGTTCAACTACCACATCCGCCGCAACTCCAGCGGCGATGCTGAGCCTGCTAAGCCCACCCGCACGACTGCCGCAGAGAAGGCGGCGTTCGCCCGGTTCCTGGCTGCGTTCGACGGCGATGTGAAGCGTCTGAAGGCTGTCGTCAAGGCTCTCGCCTGATCCTGGGAAGATTTCTTCCCCGATTCCTGCCGCACTCCCTCTGCGCGAGGGGGTTGCGGTTATTTCCGTTCGCCACGCGAACTCTTTTACTCTGGAGGTTTCCCATGTCCAAGCAACTCAACCTGCGTCTCGGCTCCAACTGCCCGCCCCACATCAAAGCCCGCCTAGCCGAGCTACGCGCGGACTGCGTCCGTAGGAGCGAGGAGCACCACCGCAAGCAACGCATCCTCGACAACGCCGAGCGTTACGAGACTTGGCAAGAGATACAGTTGGCCTCACTGCCCATCAAAGGCCGTCGCTGACCGGATCGGGGAAGGTTTCTTCCCCGTGTCCAACTTTTGTCAGGGTTTACCCTCGGTTTTGGGTAGCTACCCACCTCCTCACTACCTACGGGCGCAACATTGGGTAGCGTAAGCTGTTGATTTGTATGAACTACTACTACTACTACCCAACTACCCATATATATAGAGGTACACCAAAAAGATTTGTTGTTGTTCACCCAAGCACGCCAGCTTTTTCTTTCTTAAAAAACTTTGCCATCTGTGCTTGCCCCAAATTCTGGGTAGTTGGGTAGCTGCCCAACTTCGTGAGCCGCATCAATGACTTACACTACCCAATGTCTCGCCCGTACCTTGTGAGTAGGTGGGTAGCTACCCGAACCCTTACACCAAGCTGACACTACCATGCCATCCAACACCACCAAACCTCTTGCCACACGCCGCTGCACGCTGTGCTCACGCGACCTACCCCTGCGCCTGTTCCGGCGCTGGTCAAGGCTCAAGCTGCGCCTCGAAGACTCCTGCAATGCGTGCATCCCACCCAAACCCTACAAGGAGATGACCAAACGCGAACGCATCAACGCCCGCTCAACCTCACACACCAAGGTGTCGCCTGCCTACCTCGACGCCATCGACAGGCGGGAGCGCGAGCACTTCAAGAACAGCGTCTTGCCTGACCGAGCCTACGCAGCCCACGCAAGAACCCGGCGCGAGAACTGGAACGCTGCCCTGCTCAACGCTGTGCGTGACGAGTTCGCATGGGCAAGCAACACCTACCTGCGTCACAGGTCGATGGTGGATAAAAACAAGGCCGAATACCAACCGTATGTGGCCTTCTACAAATACTACGCCGACCTGCTCAAAAGAATCCGAGATACCGCCACACCCAAATCAAAACTAAGG